TCAGGCTGTCGGTGCAGGTGCAGCTGGTGCAGCAGGATCCGACGCGGCAGCTACGGTGACGGTTGCAACGGGAGCAGCAGGCGCAGCCGTGGGAACCTGGGCGGTAGCGGGCGGCTGATTCGCGGCGTTCTTCTGCTCGGTGAAACGTCGGTACCCAGAGGTTATCCCCAGGTGAACGAGCATCGCGGGCAGGCTCAGGGCGCAAAATGTCTGGAACGATAGCGACGCATGAAGGTCGCCGCCCCAGCCCCACACGGCTGCGCCAAGCAGGCCGGAAACCCAAACCCCGATGGTGTACGAAAGAGTGTTTTTCATTGATGCCTCCAAAAAGTGCTACGCCCCCACCACGTCGTAGCTGGTCAAGTCGTGCGCGTTGACGATTTCCATCAACAGGTGGGCGTATTGCGGGTTGGTTGAATAGCCGCAGGCTTGCAGGGCAATGGCATAGCTCGCGGCGTCCTTGGCGTGCAGTGCGGCGGCGTAGCGCGGGTTTCGCAGCAGAAAGTCAGCATGGTCCTGGATCGAGGCCTGCCAGTTCGGATAGGCCCGGAACTTTGCTGTGATGTGCTGGACGTGGCTGCCGGCATCCTCTGTCGTCGCATCGCTCGTGGTTGGTCCATGCCATGAAGAATCGGCCTTGATGCCAAACAAGTTGAGTCCTGGGCAATGCGACCCCCACCCGGATTCGATGGCCGCCTGCGCAATCGTGATCGAGGCCAGTATCTGCGGGTTTGCCAGCATGACGGCCTGGGCTGCCGGCGAGATTTCGGCGATAAAGTCTTTTGGGGTCATTGGTCGTGGTGAATCACTTCCAGATCGTTGAACTTGTACCCATCCTTCAGGTACCGCTGCATGACGAAAAGCGGCCACGGCAACGTGTGAATTCCCGTTTCTGGGTGGGTGTGATGGTCTTTGCACAAGATGAGACCCTGGGCCAGCATGTTGTCCACGAAGTCGCCCGGCTTTGACTCGTCAAAGTTGTGCCAGTCGAAGGTTGGGAAGTCCTCCGCAACCCTCTTCCAGTCAATGGGCGCGGTCATAAAGGAAAACTCAATCCCCGTGTGATGCGCTTCCAATGGATGGCCCGCTTCTTCGGCGGTGCGGCCACAAATCCAGCAGCGATCCGTTTTCTGGAGCAGCTGCTTGCGGGTGCGCTCGAACAGGGCAGACGCTTTGCGCGGGTCGTGCCCGGGCAGCTCGACATCAATGACCAGCGTTTCCTTTTGTTCGTGGGTGGTAGCGACTGATTTCATAGCGCCCACACCAGCACGATGCCGACGATAGGAGCCGCCATAAACAGGCGATCCTTCACCGTCAGAATTCCCGTTTCGTTGCCCATGATCTGAGCCATCCATTCAAGGACCAAGAGCGCAAGCAGTACCAGAGTCGCAAGGACTTTCAGGAAAATGACCATCTGGATCTCCATAAATGAAAAATCGCCCGGAGGCGGTCTATGCGAAACAATTTCGTGGTGGTTTCCTGTTAAACGAAAATCACCCCACGAGTTGCGTTTAACAGAAAGTGATCTGGCCATTGGTAATGAACCCGTGCCAACCACAACCCGAGCCGGTAAGGAGAATGCTCGGTTGCGTAGTAAGGTCCGCGTATCCCGTGCCACCAACTTTCCAACGAACAGGCGCGCCTTGTAGCGTGTGCGTGCCATCCGAATCGGAAACGCCGCGATCTGAAAAGGTTACATCTATGCTGTGCGTTCCTACTGCCCCGCCATTCTTTTGAAAGCAAAGGGGGCAAAGGAACATAACGGCTTGCGCTTCAGCGAGGCTATCAACATCGACGTGATACAGAGTTTCGGTCTCGCGCACTTCGATGTCATCGTCCGTCCAGTTGCCGCGCAGCGGGTCTATTCCCGGCTTCAGCATCCGCCTCATCTCGCGCCGCCTTTCGTAGCGGTGGAACTGCGGCTCCAAATCAGTCAGCTTCATGTCCCGTTCCTCCGCCTCGCCGCTTCAACGCGCTCCCAGTCCCTCGCGCAGTCCTTGTCGCAGAACAGGAGCCCGGTATGCAATGGCTCATTGCAGTAATGACAGGCCCCGCACGCCGTCAGAGTCCTGTAGCGAAACTGAAGCGCGGCAGCCCGGTCTGATTCCTCGAGATCTGACGCTGCATCGAAAATATCTGGCATGAATCAGGACGGCTTGCCACCATGGAAAGCGGCCCAGATCATCGCGCATGACGCAGCCAAGCCCGCCAGCCACTTGATCATCGTCCCCATGCCTTTCACGGACTCATAGGCGTTCTTGATGTCCTGAAACTCGGCCTTGATTTCATCGTGGCGAATGTCGAGGTATTCCATGAGTAGCTGCGTTTCGATGCTCGCCTTTTCCTGAATTGAATGGCGCAACCGTTCGCGTTTTTCAGCAAGATCATTAAGGATTGATTGCTTGTCGCTCATTCTTCCCTTCTCCCTTCTGTGAGGCAGATGTAAAAAAAGGCCCCGAAGGGGCCTGGCTGCGTCATTGGCTTACTGCGGGATGCCTTGACTGATCTGCGCCGGTCGCGTTGACGCCAGAATCCCCGGCCCGGCAGGTGTCGCCGTCGTAGGAGTGGCCAGCCAGGTCAGCCCTTCCTGCACGCTCACAAGGTTGGGGTCAATGTTGTGATTCGTCTGCGCGGCCAGCTCGTAGGTCGCCCAGAACTCCGCCACCATAGGGTCGGTGGACTTCTTGATGTTGATGCGCTCGGCAGGCGTGAAGGCCAGATAAAACTGCATGGGGGTAAGGGTGGGGTAAGGCCCTGTCACCCATGCCCCGTTGACGAATTGAGGGGTTTTTCCAGCAACAAAAACCGGCTGAATGGTGGTGCTGTTTTGTTGGGCTGCCGGTCCGTCATAGACCCCGGTCAAAAACCCGTTTGAATCGTACAAAAATTGTTCCATTATGAAACCCTCACATATTGTCCAGCGGTCCCAGCTATATACACGTACTGACTCGTGGTGCCCTCTACATAGGTTGTATTGGCCACAGTTGACGCGGACCCGCCCGGCAGCGCCCATCCTTGGACCCCCACAAATAGCCCGTTGCCCCACGTTAAATTAGAGGTGCCTGCAACCGCCGAAGTTTTCGCTGTCCACGATGTCCCGTTTTGGCTGATGGCCATTGAAGCGCCACCAGCAGCCATGAACACTCCGTTGCCGAAGGCGACCGTTGTCCAAACCTGCGACGCGGGGAGCGTCCGAGCGGTCCAGGTAATCCCGTCGGGGCTTGATGCTGCAACGGTGCTCCCTGCATATCCAGCTCCTGCCGATACCGCCACATAGATGCCATTGCCGAATGCTACTGAAAGCCATGTGCCAGATGGAAGGGTCCGAGCGGTCCAGGTAATCCCGTCGGGGCTTGATGCTGCAACGGTTCCAACAGCGCCACCCCCAGAATTTGAGACTGCAACAAACCCACCACTGCCGTAGGTTATCGAAGCCCAATATCCGGCAGGGAGAACTCCGGCATGGTCAGTCCATGTAATTCCATCTGGGCTAGTAGCGGTGTCGGTATTCCCTGCTTCTGGAATGGCAACGAATACACCGTTACCGTAGGTCACAGAGGTCCAATAGCTGGACGGGAGCGTAGTCGCTGTCCAGTTCACGCCATCTGTGCTGACTGCTCCGTGAGTGCTGAGTGCCGTCCCTCCAGAGACCGCAACAAAAACACCGTTTGCGAACGTGACAGATGACCACTGGGCGCTTGTTGGGAGAACAGTTTGAGTCCAGTTCACCCCGTCTGGGCTAACAGCCCCAATAGTGCTCGCGGCATTGCCACCTGAAACCGCAACGTAAACACCATTACCGTAGACCACGCCTGACCATGTGGTTGATGCCGGCAAAGTTTGAGCGGTCGACGCATACAACCCAGCACCAGAAACCGGAAACAAAGTCGAGAGTGTCGGGTACGAAGCCCGCAATGCTGTTTGGCCAACCGCTTTGAAATTCTTGCCTGCTGAAAAAACACTGGCAACCTGACCAATCGCAGTCGCCCCTACATTTGCCGAATTCCCGGTCGGAAACGGAAACCCTACATATCCACGCTGCATGATTAGTACCCCCCGCCTTCGGCCTGAATCTGGATGCCAGTCTGCGCGTCATTGACCGTGGCCCGTAAACTCCAGCCAGCAGGAATGAGTATTGGGAACAGGTTGGGATTGTCCACGGCTTCTAGAGTTTGAGGCACGACTGCCGCCCCTGTGGTCACTGTCTGCGCTACCACAGGCACCTCGGTATAGAGGTGGTAGTTCGTGCCGTCGTAGCGGAAAATCCGGATCACGGACGAAACGGTGGTCGCCACCGGGGTGATCGTGATGCGCTCGACTTGGCCGCCATTGGTGCTGGTGAAAATGGTCGTGGTGGTGGTCGGCGCGGTGCGTGATGTATCGCCAGTGGTGAGGACGCCGCCTCCGACAACAGGCGTGCTTGCGTAATTGATCGTTGTTGCCATTTGTTATCTCCTAGAAAGTCTGGCCAAGCTGGTACAGAATTGCCTCGCCAGAAGCGGACGCACTTGTGCCGCTATCTACCAAGGTTCCGGGGACGCTACCAAAAGCAGGAAAGTTTCCCGTAGTGATTGCCCCTGTGATCGCCACCATCGCTGTCCATACCGCCGTCGTCGCGGTTCCGGTGGCGGTACATATCCACAGTAGATCATCCGTGGTATCCCAGAGCATGGACGGGAAGGTTGTGCCAGGATTGCCAGCGTTCCCCGCAACGTGCCCGTTGGGGTTCCCTGCGTAGGTGATGCCCATGTTCGCTACCAGGAAAGCAGAGAGCGCCTCACTAATCTCTGTTATCAAGTTGGCCATGTTGCCGTCGTCTGGAACCGAGATCCCGCGAGCTACCATCCAGTTCGCCAAACCGGAAGCCATGAAAGTTGATTGACGCAGTATCTTGTTAAGCTGATTTGACGGAAGAATCCCGGTAGTAAAGCCGTCCGCAAGCAAAGCAGTCAGGGCCGCGTACTGTGCTTGCGTCAGTACGTTCGCCCCCACCCCTTCTGCGAAGGCCAGGATGTCAGTAGTTGCCATTTAAACCTCTATGAAGTTGTAGCGAGAGAACCGACATCGAGGCCGGCAATAAATTGGTTCTCGATGTCTAGTCCGAAAATCGGGGCACCAGCGGCAGATCCGAAAAGGTAGGACGTCCCCACCCCGGCAGGCCTGACTCGAAGGTAGCCGCCCATGAGCGCTGCCTTGAATCCGGCGCTGGGTAAGCCGGTCACGCAAGTGACCATGTTCATATTCTGGTTATCAATCATGAACAGGAGCGATGACCCGGATGTGCCGAACATATAGGTGAGCTTTTGGTAAGCGCCTTCCAGCGTGCCGTTCCACTGATTTGCGCCCACCACCCCATGAAGCACCGTGCTGTAATCCACGTCGCTCAATGGCACCACAGACGGGTCAGGGGCTTGGGTATAGAACCCCGGAGCCGTGGGAGCCAGATTTCGGCTCAAGCCGATCCACTGGCCCAGTGCATCCAATTCAGTCCATTGCGCGACATCCAGGTCAAAGTCCGTGGGCAGCGAGAACATGAAATTCTGGATGTCTACCATGGGCTGCAAAAGCGCGGACACCACGGCCATGAAATTCGGCTTCTGGTTATGTTCCGAAGTCACCAGGCCGGTGTAGCGGGTCAAGACCTGATTCATGGTTTATACCTGCGTGATGACGATGTTTGCGGGTGCGCAGTAAGCGGCCTGGTTAAACGCAATCGCAAGGTCAGCGGTTCCGGTCGCCCCAGCAGACAGCCCGATTTGCAGGGACGTGATCTCGTAGGACAGGCTATCGGTACCCCCTGACAGGTTGGCCGGGGTATAGAGCCGCGACAGTCGCACCGGCTGTCCAATTGCCAAGGCGTTGATGTACGCGGTGATGGCGTTCTGAATCTCGGTACCGATGGCCGCCGTGTAGCCGCTGATCGCGTGGAGCGAAATTGCCACATAAATCTGGACATCCTGCACCACGAAGAATTTGATGGTTTCCGGCATTCCGGTGTAAGCCGTGACCGTTTCAGAGGTCGTGCCGAACGTCGGCGCGCCGATGGTCTTGCTGTTGCAGATGGCCTGGGCAATCGAAACCGGGTTGCCGCCTTCCACCACCATGTACACCGAATTGGCGGGCGCGCCATTAGCGTCCACGGCGCTTGTGGGATTCTCGTACCCCATATAGCGCGTCACACCTGAAACCGCCGCAACCTGCCCCACAACGGCGGCCAGGGGACCTTGCGCCGGGATAGATACCGATGCCGATTGACGCTGGCGCAGCGCCCCGTCCGTTTCAACCGGAGCGCCCGGCGTTGCAGCTGTGGCATTGGTCACGGATTGCCACCCTACCTGCGGGGTCATTATCTTGGTGATCGCACCGATTGAGGCGTTGATGGCGCCCGGATTCTGCGCTGTCGCCAGCACCACGACTGTCCCGGATGACGGAATTGTCACAGAGGCCGGCAGGAGCCAGTTGTTCCCAGACACGTCCTGGGCGATGCCGTTGGTGATAACTGCGCTTGCCTGCCCAACCAGGGTCAGTTGGACCGTACTGTCGGTCGATACGAGGGGTTTGATCCCGTTGATTTTAACGACGGACGCAAGACCAGTACCCTGCGCGGTCGCTGGAGAGAATGCGTTATAAACCTGAATCGCTGCGGAGTTGGCATCTGAAATGGCTTGCGCGAAAACCGCCAGCAGTTGTCCGTCTTGACTGTCGTTCCCCAAGTACACGTCTGGCCCGAAGATCGCCTGATAGGACGCCTGGAGCGAGGCCAGAATTTGAGCATAGGTCGGGGCGTGAACCCCGGCTGAATCAATGTAAGCGGAAAGGCTCATAGGGTTACGCTCGTCTGCCCGTAAATGGTATTGATCGTTGCCGTCACAGAAAGACGGCGGTTCACGACAGAGCTGGCATAGCTCACGATGTCAGTGACACCGGGCGTGTCCAGAATCCGGCTTTGAATCTCAAAGTCGTAATTCGTGTTGTTGCCGACGATGTCCTGCAGCCAAGGGGTGCCATCCGTCACATCCAGGAACCATTCACTCTTCCAGAGCAGGAGCCTGGTGATGACGGCCTGCCCGACTGTCGCTGGGGTGTTCGCAAGGAACACGCCAATCTGATAGTCGCCATTTGCGTCCAGCGCACGGTAGATCATGAGAGTTCCGTCCTTGTGGCGAACCCGCCGTTGATGACCGCGCCGCAGCCGGCAACGGACCCGTTCAGGATTACCTTTTTCCCGCCCACGGTTACCCGGGTGGAATTGCCCGTCACAGGGGTCACGCCATGCCCGGTGATCGGGCAGCTGTGCAGGTCGCCATCGACGCAAGCAGCCCCTTGCGGGGTTTGCAGCTTGGATCCGGAGGCTGATGTCATCGTGCCGCCATGGCTCGACGTGCTCCCAAGGATGGCTACGCCTGAGCTCATACGGTCAAAGTCCCTTGAACGATCACGTTTCCGGTCACCGTGGCGTTACCGGTTACGGTCGCCTGGGGCGTTGTAATGTTGGCCGCACTCGATGCGTTCACGTCAACCGTGGGAGCGTCCACTGTTGCGGTATTGGAAGCGGTTACCGTGGCGTTCGTGGCTTGCACGTTCACGGTCTGCGCCACCACCTTGATCTCGGACGGCCCCACTTCCACATAGGTCAGCCCGTCCGCGCTGCGAAGCTGGGTTGCCGTGGTGCTGATGTTGGCGATGACGTTGGGGACACTGGAAACCCCTACCAGCACGAAGCCGTCAGACAGGTCGTGCATCCGCATCACGACCTGGTTCTGTACCCCGCCCGATTGCCACCACGCATCAATACACCGTGCGCCGAAGAAAATGACGCACTCATTCCCCAGGGCCACCGGGAAGGTCAGCGTGAATCCACCCCCGGACGGGAAGATCACCGGGCAATCCACCAGCAGGGGCAATTCCACCGGAGTCGAGTTGCCGTCCTGGTCAAACTGCACCCCGCGAATCGCCGTCTTGACTTCCGCCGTCTGTTTCACCGGGTCAAATGACTGGATGATCCCCGGCATGGTTGTCCAGACAGAGGCTAGCCGCGCGTTCAGGGCTTGCGTAAAAATCTGTTGCTGGTCTTGAGTCAGCTCGATCTGGCGCATCAAAACACCTTCGGAAGGAATTGGAGCTGGCCGGGGTTCACAATCTTGCTGTAGCAGATCAGGTCGGTGTACCAGTCATTGCCGCGCGTCTGCCCCACATGGTTCACCACCAGGATTTTGTACCTGCCGTCAGCCGACAAGGGGGGCACGAAAGCTGCGGAGGCCTGGGCGTTCAGGTTCGAGGAATAGCCGTACTGCTGAATCTGGGCATTGTCGAGCTGCACCACCATGTTCTGCTGCAGGTTCGGGTTGAGCAGGCAGCGCACCATGACGCCGATCTCGGTCTGCTCCGGCACCCCGATCAGGCCGGTGCTGGCATTGATCACCGGGATGTCGCCCGGCTTGTACGAGCCCGACGCGATGACGTCCAATTCGCCGTTGCCGTTGATGCACCAGTCCGCGCCAATGCTGGCGCACATGGCGCGCAAGTGGTCACGGGCCAGCCCGAAAAACACCTGGCCCCTTGGCAGCGCCGTACCGCTTGGGGGCGCTTGAATCGTGCCCACCGGCAAGCCGATAGCCCCGGCAACCTGGCCCAGCCTCCCGATGATGTCAGTACCGGCGCTCACGGTCATGTTCAGAAACCCGTGGTTGTAGGCGTAATCGCCCACCGCCGCCGTGATGTCCAGGTAGGTATCCGTGCCGTTCTCGCGCCCGATTCTGGCCTGGATGAGCTGGCCGTTAAAAATCGTGTTGAAGTTGCCCTCGTAGCCCGCCGACAGAACCACCTGCGCGCCTTCAGAGGTCACCCGCCGCGCGGTATCCGGCTTCAGGTTATAGACGCGGATCATGGCCGTCATGGGGGTTTCAAGCATCACCCCCTGCACCTGAAACTCCATTTCCATCTGCGACAGGTCAATCAGCGATGAGCCCGCGCCGATCAAGAGCTGGGCCTGGCGTCCGTATTGTGTCGTCATTGAATCCAGTACATCTGCGATTGAACCCCCAGGCCGGTGAAGGTCGGGGGTTGATCCGGGTTATTGCCCACCGTGCCCACTTGCAGGCGTCCGCCGAACCCGAACTCCGGGTATTGCGCCAGCAGGTCAGCGCCGGTCACCAGCGGGATGCCGCACACCAGCGGGTTCGCGTTCAAGTCCATGACGTCCAGAAACCAGGTGTCAATCCTGAACACGAGCTGGAAAATGTACGACTTGCCGTTGAGCGACACATTGAACCGCTGCGGTGTCCCAGGGCGGGTCGGGATGATGGAATAGGTCGTCATGCCAGGAAGCTCCCGCCAGGCATGATGTTCGTGTCACTGATTTGCACCGTGCCGGTGTTGCTCACGTTCGAGGTATCCTGCGGGTTCGCCTGATTCGCGGAAGGCCCCACGCTCGATGTCTGCGTCTGCACCGTGATGATTTCCTGACAGGTCAGGTAAATCTTGAGCGCGTTTTCAGTGTCAGCGTCCGTGGTTTCCCCGATGCTGGTAATCAGCATGTTCGAGTACTTGCGCTTGCCGGTCACGATGTCGAATGGCTGGGCCGACTTCTGCAGGTCGAGAAGCTGCTGGTAAATCTGCGACAGCGGGGTGATCTGGCCCGTCCCCCAGCCTATCGTGATGTCCACTTCCACCGGGTTCATGAACGCATGGTCAGTGATGCTGGCCCCCAGCTCTACCGGGTGCCGCGTCACCGTCATGGTGTCCGTGTGGCGTTCCTCGATGGTGCATTGCGCCACGATACCGCCAATGGAACGGAATGACTGGCCCATCCCCAGCAGGGATGCGCCAGCCGCCAGGCCGAAGGAAACCAGGCCGCCGCCCGTTGCGTCAAAAATACCGCTCATCGAAACGCTCCCCCGCTATTGCGCGCCGCCGTATTCACCTGGGTCTGCTTGGCCACCACCAGGTCAGCGGTTTTCTTCGGGTCTGCCGCGCCGTTGACGTTGATGGTGGTGTTGATGTTCTGCGCGATATTCCCGCGCGCCACAGCCTCGCCGTCTGCATCCTTGGGTCGCTCATAGCCCCTGGAAACCACCTCGGCCTTGGTGCGCGCATCGCCCGTTGCCTGCATCCGCTCCCAGGTGTCCTTGTACTTGTTCTTCAGCTCCCATACCGCGAAAGCCAATTCCTCGCCCATAGGGTCTTTGGATTCCTGCATGGTATGGCCGAACTGCTTGGCGAACTCGGCCTGGCGGTCAGGGTGCCATTGGGCCAGCCCATAGGCTTCGCCTTTGTCACCCACCGCGCGCGGGTCAAGGGTGCTTTCCTTGGTGAAATTCGCCGTCAGCGCAATCGCGTCCGGGATCTCCATACCCAGCTTATGGTGCATCGTGTACACCATTTGCTCCTGCTTGGCAGGCAGGCTTTGGCGCATCTTGTCAAACTGCTTGTCCTCGCCTTCATTGAGGCTTGGGCTATACAACATGGCAGCGCCACCAGCCAGCAGCGGAACTGTGGACAAGGCCCCTTCCGCTACAGCCGCGCCTTCAGCAGCGGCACCAGCAGCGCCAGCAGCCGCCCCTGTCCCCATGATCTTCTTGTAGAGCCACAAGGCCCCGGCACCCATTCCCACCTTTTCGGCAATGCCGCCCATCGCCTCATTGGTAGCCCAGAGCTGCATCAGCTTGGTCAGCAGGGCGTTGTTGTCGCCCAATTCCCGGTTGGTGACCTGAATCGTGCTGTTTAGGGTGTTCATCACGGGCGTCATGGCTTCAGCGGCCAGGCCGAACTGATGCGCTTCCAACAGGCGATCCGAGTTGCCAAGCTGGTGCGCCGCTTCCCCGGCCTTCGTGACGCCATTACCTTCCGCCGCACGGTACTTCTCGAACTGCTCCGAAAAGTCCGGGCTGCGCATGGCCAGTACCATGTCGTCAGAAATGCCCAGCAAGCCGCCGTATTGAAGCGCCTGCCATTCCTGCATCTTCTGGAAGCTGGCCGCCAGGTTTTGCTCGATCTTCACGGTGTCGAGCTGGTGCCCCTGCTCGTCCTTGGTCTGCACCCCCAGCGTTCCCAGAAAGGCGTCCGCCCCTGGGTTATGGCGCATGAATGACGCCACGTTCTCAACGCTGGCATGGGCAGATTCCGGAGTAGCCCCCAGGCTCGCTCCAGTGAGCTGTATGGCCTTCAAATTCTCCAGGCTTGCCCCGGTACGCCGGGCGGAGTAAAAGAGCTGTTCCATGCTCTTTGCGTAAGCCAGCGTACCTTTGGCGGCTTCATACCCGATGGCCGCGATTGCCAGTCCAACCTTGCCGACAGTCTTGCCCAGGCTCATCGCCTTGGCTTCTGAATCCTTGATGGCATTGAAAAAGCGGGCTTGGCCGTTCTCGTCCACCTTGAAGCCAAGGGAAACGAGGAAGTCCTGAAGCGTGTTAGCCATTGTGAATTTTCCGGTCGAGGTAATCGTTCATCCTGGCGAAGTCCCCCAGGTTCAGCGTGCCGTCAAGCGCCGACTCGTACCGGCACATCCCGGCCCCAATGGGGCGCAGGATGAAGTCCTCCGGGTCGGTGACTAGGCGCTCGTCGGCTTGGGTGTACCTAACACCAGGCTGACGAGGCCGGAGAAAAAAGGGGCAATGTCGTCCTTGATCGCCAGGCTGACGATCTCGAACAGTTGCAGGCCGGTGATGTCGTCGAACACCATCATGCCCGCGTTCGTGTTATAGACCGGCGCCCATTCCGTCCCGCTCTTGCGCTTGACCATCTTGATCGCGCTGCGGATGACGAAATCCACGTCCTCCTGGGGCGCTTTGCTCAACGCGGTCGCAATAGCAGAAAAAGACCCCCCTCCCGATGTTACATGGGAGAGGAGTGGTGCGATCCGGCGACCGACGTGGAGCTGGGTGAAGGCGTCCATACGCTGCGCCATGTAGTCATGGTCGCCCACCTTGAACTCGATCATGGTTAGACGCTAGAGGCCAGCAGTTGATCCATTGCGACGGCCTCAAGCTCCCACTCGTTCATGCCGCCTTCTTCCGCGTAGGTCAACGTCGGCTGTTTCGTGAAGGCCACTTGGCGCAAGGTGATGGCGTCGCCCACCGAAGAAACCAGCGAGATTGTGTTCTGGCCCCAGCCCACCGTGGACTGCGATTGGAAGTTGTACAGGCCGGACAGCAGGGCGTTGACCGGCGAGTTTTTGAGCAGGCGGATGGTCACTTTGGCCGACTTGTCGGCGCGCAAGGAGAACATGCCCGAACCATCTGCACCGATGTCCAGCTTGCTCTTTTCGGCGCGCTGTTCGATGGTGATACCTTCTTTCGCCGCCCCGCCTGTCAGGGAAAAAGCACCGCCAGGGCCTACGATGGCGCAATGCGTGTCGAGAAACGAGTAATTCATGGGGAACCTCTACATGGATGAAGGGCAGAAAATAGCCCGCCGAAGCGGGCCACCTGTTACCGATTGATGTTGATGAGGATGCTGGCGGTATGAATCGCCCCGGCCAGCTTCGCCGCCACCTGGAACGTCACGGATTGACGAGCCGCCCGTGCAGCCGACGTTTGGCTGGTGATGGGGGGCGCGTACACGTAGAACCCCTTGGGCATGAAGTCGCCCTGGTTGAGCGTACCGAAGCCGGTTTCAGTCCAGGTGCCGGGCCCCAGCAGCCCGTTCGCCACACCCTGGGCACAGACGTTTTCGATCTGCGACAAGATGATATGGTTGCCCGCGTCCGTCTGCGGGATCTTCGTGGGGCTGGTGTACAGCAGGTTGAAAACCTCGTTCTGGATGGTGATGGCCAGCCAGTCGGCACCGTAAATGGTATCAATGAAGTCGCCAGAACCCGCCACGCCAGGCTGGATGATCGCCGTGTTGTTGTCGTAGGCCACGAACACGTTGCAGTTGAAACCCACCAGCGCGGCAAGCTGCGTCGCGTTGAGATTTTCCGCCACCACACCGGGTTCCTGCTTATACATCAGGGTGATCGCGGTATTGTTGCCGGTGAAGTCGGTCGTCAGCAGGCGGCCCATCAGCGAGGCGATGGCGTAGGGGCTCGAAGATGAATACTGTGTCCAGGTTTTCTTGTAGCCCAGTTGCTTGATCTGATAGGCGATGTTGGTGGTATCCGTGGATACCAGCGCCCCAGCTTCTTGAGTCGTGATCCCGTAGGCGTGTTTCGCCGTCGCGCCTTCGATGTACCCGGCAATGGCCGTATGGTCAGTATCCGCCGCGCCGCACACCATGACGCCGTAGAACTGCTCCCCAAAGGTCGCATCCAGGGTTTGCACAGCGGTCAGCGCGGATTCTGCCGCGATACCGTTGGCCACATACGCGCCGGAGCTGGTAGACAGGGCCGCCAACATGCCGCTGATGTCCACCCCGGTCCCTTCAGGCGTCAGGAAGGAAACGCTCGACGTGGTCCCGGTGGTGCTGGATTTGAACTCAAACCGGCTGTAGGCCGCATCCCATACACAGAGGACGCCAACAGGGAGCGCCGCCTGGATGGTTGCAGCGACGCCGTTCAGGTTCGAGTCGGCGCTGAAATTCAGCAGGGTAATGTTGTGGACCGTGCCGTCAATGGTGACGTTGAACGAACCGGTCGTGATCGCCTGCCAGGTTGCGATGGCTTGCTGCGCCGTAGTCAGCGCACCGCCAATCAAGCGGCCATGCGTCGCGGCTTGCGCCCAGCGGCCAATCATCACGCTGCCGGGTTGGGGAGACTGGTCGAACCACAGAGCAGCCGCCAGGTATTCAGGGGCGGTCGTGCCGAAGTCCGTACCCACGGCGGTCAGGCCGTTGTAGGTGCGGATACGCTGCACCGTGTCAATGATGTCGGTACTGCCAACGATCAGCAGGTTGGCGAGGCTTTGCGCCTGGGCAGCGGTCGCCCCCAGGTTGACGGTTGCAGAAACGAGAGAAGAAACGGGAAGCTGGGAAGTCATAGCCTGGGCCTCATGTAATGGTTACGGTTTCGACCACGCCAGTATCGGTTTCGATCTGAACGCTGCCGGATTGAATGGAAAGCACCGGGTAAGTCCGGATGATCTGACGCCTGAAAATGATGCGGACGTCAATGCGCTTCGCCCATTGCTCGTTGATGAGCATGGACATATTGCGAGGGTCGCCTACCCGCACCAGGCCGATGCCTTGCAGGTTCATGGCCTCCCGGTTTTGATCCAGGGAGAGCCCGTCGCGCAAAAGCCCTTCGTTGGTACTGGCATTCGGGCCATAGACGCTGACGAGGTTCACAATGGCCTGGTTGCGCGCCAGGGTGAATGTCTGCGTCCCCTTGGCGAAGTATTGCCAGGCCACGCCTTCGTCCTCGCGCTCCACCGCGCCCTGCGCCATCCAGTCGGTTCCGGGGGCGGGCATGTTGCCGGGCTCCATCTGCCAGCGCGGGCGGATCATGGCTGCCGGCATTCCGGTGATCCCCATGAAAACGTCATGGAAGAATCGGTCAAGCGCCTGGTCGTCAAGCGGAGGCGTTCCTGACGGGACAAGGTATCCGCCAGTGCTGGAATCGTTAGCCATTGTTATGCCCCTGCAAATCAGTCAGCTTGCAGATCGCGCGGGTGAACCCGAAGCCCTGGTAATCGTTGACCACGGCCACCACATAGGTCTGCCCACGCCACAGGATTTGATCCGGCTGGCCGCCTACAGTGGGCCCGTTGAGCGGGCTTTGCGTGATCACCGTGATGGTATCCGCGTAGGTCGCCATGTCCTCAAAGCGCATCAGGCCGGGCTTTGAGGCCGTCCGCACCACGGCTTGAATCACCGTACTGGTATTCGTGGTCGTGGTTTCGCCATAGGCATTGATGACTTCCGCACGGGTGACCCTGGTGACCGGCTGCAGGAATGCAGGGTCAAAGGCTTCACCGATTTGGAGCATCTTTCACCACATAGGTTATGGACTGCTTGAGCTGTCCGGTTTCGATCAGGGGCTTGGTACCGGTGAACCCCCTGCGACGCCGGGCCGCAAGTGTCGCGGCTTTGAGCATTGGGGGGATACCGTCATCAATTTCCTGTACCACTTTGCCCTGCGCCAACAGGCCCGCCGCCTCAAGGGTGCGGGTTACCGTAGCAGCGGGGTTTGGATTGAGTTGCAGCACCTTTTTGGCGCCACTGGCCAAGAGCTTGTTGGCCTTTTCCCAGGACGCTTTCACCCCAGGGACGAGGAACGGGCGCGCCGGGATATTGGCCTCCGGTGCCCCGAACTCGTGAATGAAGCCCAGCTCCGAGTTGGTGATGGGCTCATCCTCCCGCGCGTTGTCCGACGAGGAAGCAGGAATGCCCACAAGCACCTGGCTTTTGGCCAGGGCTTTGAGTGCTTTCTTCAGGTCGGGGACGCGGTTCTTGGTTTGCTTGACGCTCACGATCCAGCGTTGATCTGCAAGCCGCCCGCGCCCATCATCTGCGCGAGTTGCCAGTATTGCACCCCATAGCTGGTGCGGTTGTAAGAGCCCGCCCCCTCCATAGTGATCGCCGCGACGTCCTTGGACACGCTCACGCCATCCACAGCCTTCGCGGTGATAAGCCCCTGGGACTCGCCCATTGACGTTGCCCCGTTGGAAGCGTTTTGCGCCGCTTCCTCAACGGCAATGCGCTGGGCCAGCACCAGGTAGTGCGCGGTCAGTAGAGCCTGCCCCTGCTGCGCCAGGTTGCCCCAGCGCGTCGGGTTAATGAGGTTCGCCGCAACCCCCAGCCAGAAGTTGATCATCGCCACTGAATAAACCGTCGCGTTGGAGAACTCCGGGAAAATCGCCAGGAATTGCGTCTCGTTCATTATTTAGCCCCTTTGCCCTTTTCTTCGGCCTTGGCTTCTTCCACCTTGGGCTGCTCGATATGCAGCTTGGTGAACCAGTGCTTTGCGTCAACGTCCGGCATATCGTGATTGCCGGGCCCGTAGGTTGCGCTGGAGCCGTCGTCGCGGTTCAGCGTGAATTTCTTTGCGATGGTGACTTTTGCCATGTTCTCATTCCCTGAACGCGCCAGGAAGATCCCGGCGCTTGTTTTTTAGAACCCGTCGCGGTAGCCGACGGTTTCGGGGTACACCATTTCCACAGCGCCGAGGCGGCCGTAGTAGGTCGTGAGCTTGTACAGGCCCTTGTTCTCCACCGGGGTGTTCATCAGCGGGGTCATGGGGAAACGCACCTTATCCAGCTCGCGGGTATAGCCAATCATCCGGTCAGTGCCACCAGCACCAGCGCCGATCAGCCACTTGGCGGGCAGGATTTCCAGCGGGACGCCGTTGACCTGCAAGCACACGCTGTTGCGCGCGATGTACTCCAGCACCGACTGGTAGCCCACGCCGCCAACCGATACCGGCTGCAGGAGATAAGCGTACTTGGTCGGGGGAACCAAGATTTGGCGGGGCGCGACCGCGTAAGCGGAAGTCTGCCAGATCGCTTGCTCCAGGCTGCGCACGTCGTTGAGGATTTCCTGCGGGGTCTTGTTGGCCCACAAGGGAGAGGCGGAAGCACCGTTCACCACGTTGGACGGGGTGACGCTGGGGCTGTTCACCAGCCCGTAAAGGCCCAGGTCGGTGTCGCCAACGTAAACCTGCTGGTCAATGTCCATGTTGTGCTTCAGGCGGATGGCTTCCAGCTTTTGGCTGTCCAGGGGGCGTCCGGCTTGCATGGCGGAAACCAGCTCGGGAATCGTGTAGCCCAGCTCCATGCCCCAAAGGGTCAACGGAGTGCCGGTCTTGCCGATGTCCAGGCTGATGCCAGGGACAGCATTGCTGTTCTTGCCGATCCAGGCTTTACCCGTGGGGGAAGTGCCGCCCACGGCTGCGAAGGTGCTGTTCGTGAAGCTGGACAGCTCATCGCCAATCGTGACGTCCGTGCGGATGTCAATGTCACGGTGCCAGGTGACAGAAGCCAGCGGCATGTGCATGGTCGGGTCAAGACGCTCCAGCTCGCCTACCAGGAAGGCGCCAGCGGAGTCCATCGTTGCCTGGTCGAAGGTGACCAGGTTATCGCGGGTGTAAATCTTCGGTTTCATTTTCGGGTTCCTTTGGACGTAAAAAAACCCGCCGTAGCGGGTTCAGGTCAGTCGGTGATCAGGGCTTTAGATCAGGTTGAAGGCGATCTCGCTGTTGCCGTTGGCGTCAGCAGCCCCGGTGAAGTAGGCGCCGGGCAGCACAAAGGTGTTCGTGCCGTCCGCCACAGCCTCAATGTCACCCACCAGGCCAGCAGGGATAGCGCCGTTGAGAACCGTACGGATATACACAGCGCCATTTTTCGCAGGAGTGCCGTTGGTGACCTTCACGGTCATGTAGCCCAGCTTGGCCACGTCACAGCCGCCAGAAGTGGGCGGCGTGGCCGTGCCCAGGGCGTTCGTGCCGCTTTCTGCGGGGAACGGGCGCACCAGGAAGCCGTACACGCTGGCAGCGGTATCGCCGCCGATGATGGGGCGCACATGGCCCGTTGCCGCGTCAACCGCAACGGGGTTGCCGTAGGCGGTCGGGGGGTTGGTGGTGAGGATGACGTTCGGTTCGACAGTGGCAGGGGCTCCCACGCGGGACAGAGCGCCCGGAATGCCAGAAGGCATACGGTACAGGAAAGCAGACATTTGATTCTCCCAATGGTCAAAAATAAACCCGCCGAAGCGGGTTACATTGCGGGGTTAAAGGGGCAGGTTAGAACTTCGAGGCCTGGGCACGGTCTTGGCGCATCTTGGCGATGTTAGCCGTCAGCGTTGCACCACGGTCACGCATGGCGTCATTCACACCGCGCGGCTTCGTGTCCTTGGTCATGTTGTGCTTGGCCATCAGCACAGCAGCAGCATTGAAGACCATCGCCAGTTGGCCGCCCTTGAGCGAATCCAGGGTTTTGCCAGCCAGCAAGGGTTCGATGGCCGCGCGCCCTGCGTCGGTAGCGTAGGCCTGGCGAAGCGCCTGCATCTTGCAACCGCAAATGGCGTCTTTGAACGCTTTGCTCTTGGCGTCGCCAGTGGGCGCGGTCAGGTTAATCCCCGGTGCGATGATGGCGGCTTTCGACAACAGGCTGTTGTAGTCGCCGGTATAGTCGTCAGCGTCCTCGTCGTCCTTCTTTTCCGGGTCTTCGCCTTCGGCATCCTTGGCCGCCGTCAGCTTGGCCAGGGCTTCTTCGATGCGCTTCACGCGGGCTTCGATGGTGTTTTCTTCCTCGTTGTCCTCCGTGGCGGGCAGGTGGATATGCAGGTCGCCCGCCTCCGGTTCGTCAGACATCGCATCCACCGTTGCCTTGATTGTGGCCTGATCGTTGGTTTTGAGCGCGGCCAGAATGCGCTCCTTCCAGGTTTTCAGCTTCATAGGTTCATGATCCTTTATTGAGCAGATTGATCCGCACCGACCTTTTGGGACAAGCGCGACGTGATTGCCGACGATTGCGCGTTGCTGCGCCTTCCCCGGCCCCATTGCTTCGTATTCAGCTTCATAGCCGCACGAAACTTCCCGCAAGCCGCTTTGCACATCCTTGATCGCGTCGGCCTGCGTAATCAGCAGATCGGCCACCAGCAGGTCACCCTGCCGACGAACGTTCTGTACCGTTCCCACCGCCACTTCGCCCCAGGTATCCGGATTGACCAGCTCATCCGGGTGCAGGTTCGTGACGGGCTTGCCCTCGAATGAAGCGATTGCGTTGGGGTGGAAAACTTCTTCTGGCGTCCGGGTAACCTGGATATAGCCCAGCTCGTCCGGCTCTACCGGAAGCTCCCCAGCCATATACATCAGCGTCCCCGTCCTTGCGATGGGAACATTGCTGCACAGCAGGAAGCCCTCCGGGGTCAAGGCCTGATTCGGGCCAATTTCCTCCGTCACCAGGATGGAGTCGGCGGTTAGCAGCCGTTTAATCCCGGCCATTACCAGTTGACCTCGACCGTACTGGATCCCGTGCCCACCGTGTCCAGACATTTCAAGGCCTGGTACGGTGAAGCCAGCGCAACCGTGGCGTTGGCCGTGATACTGGTCAGCCCAGAAATGGCGCTCCAAGTCGCGCTACCGGGCGTTGTGAACGCGCCTGGGGTCGTGGACTGGTAGCAGGTAATCGTCGTAGAGGCAGCCGGGATCGCCGTCACAGTGATCGGTGACCGCATATTAGAGAGGTCAACATAGGCCGGGGTCGCCGTGAACGTGTAGCTCCCAGCAATGGCAAAGGCCAGCCCTGCCCACAAGCAGGCAATCAATAGAACCGCTTTTTTCATGGTTTCCTCGGTAGATTAAAGGTCGTCAGGCAGGATGATCTGCGCGGTACAGCGGCAGTTGTAAATCTGCCCAGGCGCGGTCGTGGTGCCGTCGCTCAATGTAGGGGGCTTGCCAATCTCGCACACCTGCCCTTCCATCGCCCGATGGCTGGGCCGCACCGCTTCGTCCTTGCTGGTGCGCCAAACGTAGTGCGTGGCGCCGATGGCTTGGGCCCGCACTTCTGTCAGAATTGAGCCCGTGCGCGCGCACTCGGTTCTGGCAATCAAGGTCGCCCGCGATTCGGTCACTTCACCGGAACGGGCTATTTCGGCCTTGATCTCGTCGTACCGCTTGCCGGTAATGCGGGCTTCCAGCGCCAAGGCCTGAACCCGCTCCCCGGCTTCAATGGGCAGGCTGGTGATGTACTTCACCTGCCGCTCCAGGAAGTCGCGGATCGCGTCGCCAGCAGGATCACGCTCAACCATCGCCCGGAGGCGCTTGCTGATATGGATGGACTGCTTGCGCCACATGGAGAAGTCCTGGCGATCCAGCTTGTCCGCGATATGCTGGCCCGTCTTTACCGCCCAGGGCTTGATGATCGTGGCGTACTGCGCCAGCGCACCTTTCATGCGGGTGATCCCAGCCATCGTTGAGGTGTCATGGCTGTCAATGATGCGGCCTACCTGCCGGGCTACGTCGCGCAGTTGACGGGCATATTGCAGCTCGATCCAGCGCGACTTGACGAAGGAATCACCCTGCCGGTCGTCCTTCGTCAGCATTGGGATCTCCAGTAACTTCGGTCGCCAAGGGCGGCCTGTCGTCCGCGTCCTTGATTTCCTCGTCGGTGATGTTCGTGAACAGACCAGTGATATGCGACGCCTTCCGCAATTCCTTCAGCGCCGTACCCTGGCTGATGAGCGAGGACTCGAAGGCCTTGATCACCGAATCCGTGTTGGCCGTACCGATTTCAGCGCGCTCCTTGTCCGTGATCAGCCACATGGGGTTGAACTTGAACCGGAAGCCCTTGGGCAGCGGCTCGTTCAGGATACTCCGGCTCATGATGTCCAGAATCTTGACCAGCGGGCGCCGGAGCTTGGTTTCCTGCTCTTTCGCCAGGTGATCGTAATACGTGCGCAGGTCTGACTCGCCCGTGCTGTTCAGGCCACCGGGGGATTGCCCGAAAAGCCGAACCAGCGGAATCTGCAAAGCGCCGCTGATTTGCTGGCCGAACTGCAACATGATGTCCGACAGCCCCGCGAAGGTGTAGGACTGCGCTTCAAATTCGTCCTGGCCGTCCACCAGGGTGATGCCCTCACTGGACTGCGTTGAGCGCATGGTACTGATCTGCGCCGTCAGGCCTGCCATGGCTGGCCCACCAGCCGCGATGATGTTCCGCAACCCCGCCACCTTCATGATGCGAAGGTGCGCCTTATAGACAAGCTGCGCGGCCCCAGCACTGGTGCTGTCATAGGACACCAGCCGGTCGTAGAGCCGTTCAATGACGGACTCACCCCACATCATTTCGGTCTGCGCCTGGTTCCAGGGTAGCTCAATGCCCACCATGCGGATCACACGGCTGTGATGGATGCGCGGCCAGTAATTCTCGGTCGGAACGGTCTGCACCAGGTCGTAATATTTGGGCAGGCCAAAGTCAGGCCCCAGGTCGGTGATGAGCTGGCCCATGGTGGGCTGAACCATCCAGCGATCCAGGGGCATAATCCCCAGGAACTGCCCTTCCCCGATGGTTTTGAGCATCAACGGGCTTTCTGGGTCTTGCCCGGCGATCATGATGTAGCCAAGAGCCCCGCCATACAGCCGCGACCACTTGATGACCTTGGCCAGCGATCCCCAGATACCGAAGTCCTGCACGGCGGCTTGAAGTTCCTCAGCGCTTTCAGGCTCAAGAACGGACTCGAACTCAATCCCCGCCCGGCACATATCATCAGCGGGGGCGTCCACCGCTGCACCCACCAGCCAGCTTCCCCGGTACATCCATTCAAGCTGCAGGCGCAACCGGGTGATGGGGTTGAAGCCGTAGGTGCTGTTGCTGATCTGGTTGTCTGCACCGAGCCCCAGGGCGGCCTGGAAATTCTGGAAGTTATCCAGCGTCGGAGTTGCTTTATCGGTCATGTTTAAGTGCCCAGTTTGGCCCAAATTTCGAGGTCGGTGCTATTGATCAACCCGGCAAAGGCCCGGCTTAAACTGTCGATCTGGTCGTCATAAGCTCCATTTGGAAACATTCGCATTTCATCCAGCAGCGCGTCATTCCATGGACCACGCAACATCAGGACATTTCCCACATTGACCTGGGCCGCAAACGGCTCTGCCCGCGTCACCTTGTCCCCCGATTCCGGGCTGCTCACGATATTGAAGCCCGCGAATTGGCGGGTCAGGTAGGCCACTTGGGTCTTTCCGGCCTGTCCAGGGTCTTGTGGAATATCCACCTTCACCTGGAAGGTGTCGCGTTTCGCAGTGTTAAGCATGATGGCGTCGCGCGTGTCGGGTCCTTCCTGCACCCGCACCATGTCGGCGATCAGAAAACGTCCATCAGGCAATCGCCCCAACTTGCCGCCGGCAGTCCAGTCGCCGCCGTTGGTGACCGAGGCCAAATCCCAGCCGCGCACCCATTCGATCTGACCGTAAGGGACTGCATCGACGACCTCGATCCGGTCAGGCTTGAACAGCCCCCCCTCAGCTGGGGATGGCCGCTGCATGTACTGGCCGGCGAAGGTGTACGGGCTTGCCTGCTCCATCCGGCGCAGCGCCTCGATCGGATGCTTGGCCGGCCATAACGCGGTGCCGTCATCCTGAATTGCCGGCAGACAGATGTGGTCCCACTTTTCCCCATTGCCACCGTTCAGAAGCCATCCGGCCAAATCTTCCTCATGCAGTCGCTGCATGATCAGGATGATCGGCGTGCGTTCTGGGCTGTTCTTGCGACTCTCAAAGGTGTTTTGAAACCAGTCAATCACCTTCGTGCGCACGACGTCAGAACGCACCTCATCTGGCTTGTGAGGGTCATCAATGATCAGCGCCCCTCCGAAACCGGAGCGCTCCTTGCCTCCACCAAAGCCGGTGATAGCCCCACCGGTGCCCGCCGCATAGATGCTGCCGCCGTTGGTAGTGCGCCAGTTATCACGCCTGCTTGCGTCAGCGCGGATCAGAACATCCGGGAAAATCTCTCGAAACCCCTCCGACCCCACAAGATCACGCGTCTGCCAGGAGTTGTCCTCGGCCAACGTGCCGCTGTAGCTGGTGTAGATGTACTCGGAATCCGGAAACAGCCCGAGCGTCCAGGACACGAAATGCTGAATCAGCGCCGTTTTGCTGTACCGCGGCGGAATGTTGATGATCAAGCGCTTGGTCTTGCCGCGCACCACATCCATCAAGGCGTCACAAATAATCCGGTGGTGGAAATTTGTTACCCAGTCCTGTCGGCGCTGCTTCCAGAACATCCACCGGGTGAAGGTCAGCAGATCCCGGCGTGACTCATGGATGGCGCGCTGTATCTCATTCACTGAACAACTTCCGAGCCGCATCCAGATCAGAATCTGTGGGCTCCGTGGGCGTGTACGACGTTCCCTTATTCGCGGCCAATAGGTTCAAGCCGGTCTTGGCGGCCTCGTTGGACATCTTGGTCAAGCCGTCCACGATCATCAGCGTGTCTTTGGATTTCGTTGGGTCCGCGTCGTCAATGGCTTGGGCGTGCTCGTTTGCTATCTGGGCCAACCGAACAGAGGTGCCCGTTCCCAGCTCTGCCGCTGTTGCCAGGTTCACGCTGATGGCCAACAGTTTCTGGGATAATCCGACCGCCGTTAACCTCGCGGAAATGGGCAAAGCTGCAAGCGCCTGTTCTGTTTTAACTATCTGATTGGCTACGTTTTTTATTTTCCGCGCCTTCGCGGAAACGCGCTCACGAACAGTAGACTCAGCCAGCTTGAATTCCCTGGCTATGGCGCTGATGCTTTCGCCTTCAGCCACCCGGCGTTCGATCTCAACCCATTGTTCGGGTTTCAGCTTGGACGGTCGCGCCATTGGGGTCCTGCGAATAAAAAACCCGGCACGAGGCCGGGCGAAGGTGTCGATCGCTGCTATTCCAAATCAACACGGAGGAGTTCTGGACGTTTCTGTGTCTGGAAACTGTCTGGAGGCCGGGGTCGCTCGCTCTCGGGACGCCGATCTCGTTGCCATGGCTGGGACAATTCCCAGACTCAGAAATGCAAAACCCCGCACTTGGCGGGGTCTGGACGAAATTTTGAGGTGTATCGAATAACCCCGATTCTACGGGGTAAAAATTGCATGTCAAGCATTTGTTTATCTTTTTGCCTAGTCGTATTCCACGCAGCCGACGGCAGTCAGCCTGTCATCGATCAAAATGGAGGCGCGATACTGAACATCCATGAGGCGGTCGCGGACGCGTTGCCACTTGCGGGTCGTGGTGGACGGATTCACGCCAAAGTAGTCCGCCAGCGAGCCCAGATTCACCTTTTTGCCGTAGAACCGAAGGATCAGCTGCTCAATCATGCGCCGATGCTGAACACCCCCGATCCAAATAATGACTGGCTCGACCAGAGCAATCTGGGCGGGTATCTTTTCCTTAGCGTCATGGGAATAACGGGCAATGATGCAGCTGCGCTCAATCACGGGCAACCGCTCGACCTCTGCCCGGATCATGCCGGCCTGGGCTGCACCGTCTACCCCGACGAGGCCTTTGCCGCTGCCGTGCCCTCCCATCAGCTTGGCCATGGGCGTCATGGCGTACTGCTGGGCGTTGAACAGATAGGCGAACCGCAGCGCGTCATGCGAGGATCTGAACAGTGGGATTTCAGCTTCCATTCGGTTCCTCCCGTTGAAATAGATCACATCGGCGCCCAAATGTCCGGCGTTTGAACAGACACTGCGGTATGAATTCGCCGCCCTGCTCCGTGATTCGTTTGTGCATGCACTCGCCACAGGCTCGCTCCTTTGCTCTTGATTCGGCTTCGCGGCGCGCCGCCACATCCTGGGGGTCGCCGTACTCCCACGCCTGGAGGGTCATGCTTTTACCCTTCCCGTCTCAAAAAGCCACTCCAGTGTCTTGACGTGCGCCCGGCGCCAGAACTCCTTGCGCTCTGCCCGGGTCATTTCCTTGCCATCGTCCAGCTGGCCATGACAGCAATTCGTGCCCAGGGCAGCTATTGCCCAGTCATGGGCCTTCATGCCCATGGATTTTCCGTATTCGCTCCAGTTCGCATGGGCCATAACGACCGACCCATCGTTATGCTTGCCGCAGCCCATGCAATTCGGGATCTCGCGTGCGGCATCGAGCAGCTTTTTGGAGCGGTACATCAAGCCGCAGCCTCGATAAACGACATTTCGGCCACGTGGACAGCGACTTCCGGGGTGGCAGCGTAACGCTTCGTGACGCTGACCTCGCACACTTGCTTGTCATCCAGGAATACCACGCCGTTCATGGCGTCGCAGATCCCTTTCAGCACGTTGTCGATGTCAGGCTTGGTGGTGGGTAACACGGCACCCCCGAGGGCCAGCTCCCGCTTTTTCCGAGACCAGGACGCCGGCGCCGGCACAAACATTTTCAGCTCGAGGCGCACCGGGCCCTCGATCGGCGGCTTCCCACGCATGGCGGTGTGCGCTGCCAACTTGACCAGGTTCTCGTAGCTGGCCGTTTTCGCCGGCGTGTAAGTTGCCACGAAGTTACCGCGGCGCGCGAACTTCGGCCTCCCTTTCCCAACCGGAACACCCGGGACCACGAAAAAGACTCCGCTCATAAAAACCCCAACACCTGGTTGACCACGTTGTCCAATTCCTCGCGGCCGGCGTACTTGGTCAGGATGTGCTGCAGGAGCACATCAGCCACAGCCGAATACAGCTGCTCGAACTCGGGATCCTCCATGTTGGCGAAACTGATGGACTTGGCGCGCAGGGTCATTCGGCCCTGAAGGTCAAAGGTCTGCTCGTAGAATCCGGCAAGGATCGTGATGTCCTCCCGGAATTGCTCGAAGTTCTTTGCCACCGGCATGCCTTTGTGGGTTTTGTGCTTGCGACCAGGCTCCCAGGCGTCATAACCAACCTGCAGGAGGGCGAAGAACTTGCGGTGAAACTTTGGGTTTCTTGGGACAATGAACTCGACCTGGACCATTTCGCCAGGCTCGAAGTTGATAAGGCGACGCCACAGGCCACGCCACGCCTTGCGCGAATTGTCCCCAAAACCATCGAATATCCCGAACAGGAGCTCGCGCACGTAATCCAGGCTGACGCCTTGGGGCATCGCTCGATCGGTGCGCTGGACGGTGATTTTGCTCATTTGCCCCAACCTCCCATCTTTTTCCGATGCACCTGGATTCCGCACGCCATCTGCATGCGGTCATGGGCATCCATAGCCGCTCGATGCGCTGGTCCGCGCAGCCATGAGGTAATACCCGATTCTGAAAACTTTCCAGATTCCCGGCCAGGAGCCTGGTCGTACAACCGGGCCGGATGGACCTGTGTTTTGCTGGTGGCCACCATGTGGCGATGGGCTTGTAGAGGGGTCATGGGGCGGCGCTCCCCAACGCAATCCTGTCCAGGCATTTCTGCTTGAGCGTGTGATAGCTGTCGTGGCCCGTAGCCCTGATGCCCAATTCCCTCGCTTTAGCCTCGATGCCCTTCTCGCTGAACATCCAGGATTTGTCGCCCTGTTTCCCGTTGCCGCCTTGGTCAGTCACCCATTCCGCCTTGAACCCGGCCCAGCTTTCTTCGCAGCATTTCTTGATGGCATCAGGCGCTGACAATCCGGCCTTGGAAAACTCCCGAAGAAGGGCTTTTAGGGCCGTTTCCGTGAGGGGCAAGCGTTTCGTTTTCCTGATAGCCAGGTAATCCTTGGCGAACGGTTCTGGCACTTCCAAAGCCTTCAAGGCGCTCAAAGCATCGAATCGTGCCGGCTCGGCCGGCGCGGGTGTTTTTGTTTCTGAAGTAGAAGATAAAGATGAAGATGACGGGCGCGCGCGTGAAAGGTGATCGTCAGGTGATTGCTTTGGTGCTTCACCAATACCACCCTTTGGTGATGGCTTTGGTGCGTCCTTTGATGCTTCCCCAGCTTCTCCACGGACAATGCGTTTGTACTCATCAATGACCATCCTTGATGAATACCAAAGAGGCCCTGGTTGGGATTCGATCAAAGTAACGGGATCGCCATCCTTCCTGCCAGACCTTGGAATATAAATGAGCGCCTGGCATACAGTCCCGTGGTCAGCCCCCTTCAACACCCCTTTATTGACGATCCCATTGAGCTTCGAAACGGTTGTACCAATCGCCTTGGCTAGCTCCTTTAGTGTCCATCTGGCAATGCCGTATTCCTCCTGGTCGTGCAGGAGGCACATGACATCAAGCCAGATGCCTTTTTCTTCGTGGGTGCAGCGGCGAAGATTGCTGTTTGCCTGCCAGTCGCCAGGGTAAAACTGGAATGATGGCCGCTTCATAGTGCGGCCTCATATTGTTGACGTGTTCCGTGAAGTGCTTTTAGACCTAGGCTTTCAGTGAGGCTTGTAGAGCCTTTATGACCGCCCTCACATTTGATTTTGGAATAATAATCACATGATCGTCCTCGCCCAGAGAATTCTGCTGCCGAATGACGACATCCTGTTGTTGATTTTGATACACGGCAATTGCATCCACAGAAGGAACAACAATATCCCCCGCGCTTTCCTTCAGACTCCAATCCCAATCTTGTGCCATGGAAACCCCCTTTTTGATTTGAGGTGATGATGTTACCCCTCATTTTTTGTGGAATCAAAACAGCCTCCCCTGCCCCGTTGGAAGCTGCAAGAGCTTCTGTTTTTTTCCAGTGAACGGATCCGTGCGCTCGCCCTGTTCGATCAGGCGCCCGGAAGCCACCAGGCTGTTTACCCTGCCGCAGACGCAATTGATCGGCATATTGCCCATTTCGCTGATCTGCTGTCGGGATAGTCGCGTCTCGAATCCAAAAAGGCGCATGATCGCTGCCTCTTTCGGTTGTAAATAGTCGGGAGAGCTCAGAGAGCGGTATGCGCTGAGACTGGTTTCGGAAACAGAGGTACGCATCAGGCAACCCCTGCAGCTTTGAGAAGCGCCTGAAGCTGGGGTGCCATGTTTGCTAGGGCGGCAATCGCTTCGCGCTGCTTGAATTCGTTGTCTGCGCAGTATTTCTGGGCCAAGTAAAGAATGGGAACGGTGTCGCCCGTGGCCTTCACATAGGCCTCAAGGTCTAAAACGGTGAAGCGTCGCGGGTCGTCTGGGTTGCTTGACAGCTTGCGAGAGAGGTCCGATTGGCTCATATCCATGTCGGCCGCAATGACCTTCATGGGCTTTTGGTTGGTGTGGATGCACCCTGAAATGCAGTCCAAGATCGAGGCGTACCTTTCGGTCAGCCCCGGCGTGAAATCGAGGTTTAACTGCCTACTGGAAACTTGCGGATTCATTTTTTCCACTACTTTCCTTTAGAAATTCAGGCCAAAAAAAGACACTGTGATTAAGCGGCTTTGCCGGTCTTTATTTTTTTGAGGAAGATTTCAGGGTGCTCGATCTTTACTTTGGGAGGGATTCCGCGCTCAATCCAGTTATGGACTCTCTGGGTGCCCCCCTCCTTCTCGTAACCAAGAAGCTCGGCAACCTTTGCCGGTCCGCCGAGGGATTCGATGAGTTTTGCGTCAGGTGACATGGATTTGTCCAGGTGCATTGTTGGGGACATTAAACACTATGTTTAATGTGCTGTCAAACAATTTGTGTAACCTTGGCTCAGGGAATCTCGTGACAATGAATGTCATGAGCAAACGACCAAAACACGAGCAGACCAGAAGGCTTTACGAAGCAATAGAGGCCAAGGATGGCGCGTACCCAACTCCCACAAATGTTGCCGCCTTCTTTTTGGTTTCCCAACAGGTCGTCACCAATTGGGGGGTTAGAGGACTTCCCGCCGAGATCATTCTAAGAGCCCACGAAAGCCTTGGGTGTTCGGTTATGTGGCTATGGAAAGGTGTTGGATCAATGAACGATGCCGGGCCAGCACATTGGGCAGAATTAACAGACACCCAAAGAGCGTATGTCCAGGGAAATATAGATCAAATCCTGCAGCTTCCCCCCGCTCAAAAAAACACCGAATCGGGGCAAGATCATCAAATTCCCCCGCCAGAAACGAAGAAAAAAGCCGCCCACGGGGCAAAAGGTGCTGTTCCTGGCCACGGTCATAAGATTGCACGAAGGTAGGAGGGATTGAATGCCGTCGCTTAGATACCACAAAATTGCCGCCGTCGTCGTATTTGCACTTGGTTCGGCGCGGCCCCTGTATGCAGAAGGGGAAAGCGGAGCCCATGACGTGGAATGTCAGGCTTTGGGCTTAATAGCAAAGCAGATGGTGTTGGAAAGGGATAGCGGGAAACCCCTTAAGACCGTAATTGCGACAATCAAGCGCATGACGCCTCCTAACGCCCAGCAATCCATGATTCAAACCGCACGCGACATTTACACTCAGCCTTGGGCCGCAAAGCTAACACCAGACGGCGCAGAAATGTCCTATATCGCAGCCTGCGCAACTTCCTACCAGTAACCCCCGTTCTTCAGCCCGGATAACACTAGTATGAAAAAACTAGCTTTTAGCCTGATATTTGTGGCTATGAATTCTTTTTCGGCCTCTCCTTCAAATTCCACAGAGACGCATTATTACTCGTATTTTGGAGATAACGCCTACTGGTACGAGGCAGCCTTGTCGGACATGGACAAGCTCAAAGGCGTCAATGTCACGCCAATGATAAGGGTGGATTACTATGGGTTCCATGATGGGGCGTACCATTGGAACATGCAACGAGGGATGAGCATTAGCATGGTTAAATGTTCTGAACCATGTGAATTTGTAAGCATGTTGACCGTGGGCGTGATGAGGGTCCAAAAAGGAACCATTCTGGATGCAATTGTTAAGGACATCAAAAATGGGCAACTAAAAGTGGTCGTTGACATGAGCGGCCAGTTACACGTCCCTCCTGGCCCCGTCAAACCAACCCCTTCATTAAATCGGACAAATGTGCCGCCGTCAGGGTCAGCGCCTGGATATTGATAATGATGACTCCGGAAAAAATAACACCAAGCTGTCGGTACGGGCATGGGCCAATGGAGGACCAGTCCAGGGTAGAAAAATCTGGCTTTGGAACCTTTATCCTTACAGGCCTAATATTGTCGATGCTGCCCATGAATGCCTCGCAAGGTGGCCCTCCTGCAATCGGGTTTACGCCCAACGAAATGGGCGGTTTTGTTGTTCGGCTGTTCAGATGCAAGACTTGCGGGTATTTAGAAATGCTTGACATCACCAACGAAGAGGTTGCCGATGCGATCCGCAAACTTGAAACTGGTCAGTAATCGAGTACAATCAGGCCAAGACCAAAATTCATCCGGGGTTTCCGGAGGCGGAGAACCACCCATGGAGCTCACTGAGCGCGTTTCAAAAATGGAAGAAAAGCTGTCTGGGTTTGATACCAGGCTTGCCTTGGTAGAAACCGATTTGCGCGACATCGTAAAAAAGATAGACGCCCATTTTTATTGGATGCTGGCTGCAATGGCTGGACTGGCCGGACTGATAGCCAAGGGATTCCATTGGATCTAAAGCAAACCCTCCTCACGAAGACTGATCTGGCCCAGGCTGTCAGCGATATTCGTGCCGAACTTCACAAAGAGCTCCACGCCATGACCTGGAAAATCTGGGCTTTCGCTGCCGGCCTCGTGACAATCGTCTTCGGCCTGGCAAAACTCATCAAGTAATCCGCTCCCCACCCAGACCAAACCCGCTTCGGCGGGTTTTTTATTGCCCGTCGTTCCGGCTTTGGAGATTTTTATCCAAAGATTAAACATTTTGTTTGACACGCGGTTAAACATGGTGTTTAATTAACCCATACCGCAACACATCGCGGGCAACAGGGGGAACGCCATGAACACCACAGAAATGCCGGATCAAGAGCAGCGCCAGCCGGACGAGACCGAGCGGGAGGCCGTCTTTGCAATGCTGGCCGCAGTCAACCGTGACGAAGACCGTTTCAACGAATTGCATGGCCGGTCTGGCGTGCGTTTTTGCGGAGACTAAGGAGAAAACATGGAACCGAAAACCATCACATTGCCCGAACTCAACGAAGGCGAGTTTTACGCCGGGATCGTCCTGAAGGAAGACGGTACGCCGGACTACCACTTGATCGGGCTGCCGGGTGAGCTTGAGGCTGCCAATCACAGCGACGCAACCGAATGGGCCGCATCTATTGGTGGCTCGCTTCCGGACCGGCGCGAACTGAATCTCCTGCGCGCTAATGCTCGGCAGTATTTCCAGAACGATTGGTGCTGGTCCAACGAAACGCACGCAGCCACCTCCTACGACGCCTGGTATCAGGACTTCGACTTCGGTTACCAGAGCATCTACGACAAGAGCAACGAGTTGCGCGCCCGCGCCATCCGCAGATTACCAATTCAGTAATTTAGCCATTTCTTTGGGGGGAACGCCATGGACCTGAAAGCCATCCAAGCCAAACTCGCGCGCATCACTGACCTGCGCCGCAATCTGATGAATCTCACGGACGCTTTTGAATCCGGCTCGGCGGTCACGAAGCCTGCTGTGGCTCAAACCATCGGCATCTGTGTGATCGAACTCCGCGTGGAAATGGATGAATACCTGCTCTTGATTAACACGGACAGCGGTGCATCAGTCCATGTAATGCATCAAGCCTCGACGGTGCGGCAATGAGCGCCGCCATAGCCGCGCTGGTGTTCACATGCGGCTTTGTGCTGGTCTGCGCGATCGACTACCTGACTGGCCAGCCAATGATTAGCATCAACGGCGTGGGCATCTATATCGTCGGTGGCCTCATCGGCGTCTATGCCGTGTACCAGGACATTAAATCAGCGCGCGGTTATTGGGAGGACCTGGAATGATCCGCGCCCTTCTCATTTCAGCCGCGGCGACCGCTGCCTGCATCTTCGTGCCCGTGATTCTTGGCTGGGCAATCGACAGGATCAATCTGAAATTCCGCACCAGGCTCACAGATAACGCCGAGTTTCAAGCATGGGTCGTCTGCCTGTTTCTGATCATCAGCGCCGCCGTTTTTTCTGCAGGAGGTTCCCAATGAGGACGCACCCGCACCAGCTGCGCTTCCCCCGATCCGTCAGGGAAGCGAACTACATGCGCCATACCGCAGGCCTCCCGATTCTTTGGGAAGAGGATGGTCCGTGGACGCCTTCGATCAGCACGGTTCTTGCATTGATAGCGGTTGGAATCGCAGCCGCGTGGATCTGGGCAAGCTGGGTTTGAAGATCAATCAAAAAGGAAAAATCATGCCAAAAATCACACTGGAAGAACTCGAAACAAAATACCTGCAGCTGGGCGTGAAACTTGCCACGTTGAAGAAAGAGTCGGCAAAGACGCGGCTTGTCCTTCCCGCAATTCCGGCCACCGAGCTCCTGCTCAACCCTGGTGAGCGGTATGTCGGCGGGATCGTCAACCCCAACGGTTCGGTGCGGCACATCATCCTGTTGCCCGGTGATTCTGATCAGGCGAGCTGGAAAGAACAAATGGAATGGGCCGCATCTAGGGGTGGCGAACTGTTTGACCGCGTGGTAGGTGCGCTGCTTGCCCAGACTATGCCTGATGAATTCAAAGCGGAAGCCTATTGGACGTGCGAGCAGCACGCAGCCTACTCCTACAGCGCCTGGTTTCAGGACTTCGGCTACGGTAGCCAGTACTACTACGGCAAGCTCAGCAAGCTGCGCGCCCGCGCCATCCGCAGCGTAACCATTTAACCATTCAGTAATTCATCAATTTAAAGGGGGCAAACATGGACGCATTGGACGAAGGAAAAGAAATTTCCAGCATGAGCGTGGAAAGCGGCACGGTTGCGCTGCTCAACAAGTCGGAGATCGACATGCAGGTGGCGACTGCCCACAAGTACCCGCGAAGCATCAAGCGGTTTCGGGACGAGTCCCTGCAGATGGTCACGCTCAATGAATCCGTGGCCGAGTCCTGCATCTATGCCCTCCCCCGCGGCGGCAAGACTATCGAAGGGCCGAGCGCCCGGTTTGCCGAGGTCGTTGCTTCGGCCTGGGGCAATTGCCGAGCCGGGGCGCGTGTGGTCAGTGACCATGGCGATTTCATTACGGCCCAGGGTGTGTTTCATGACTTAGAGCGCAATGTGGCTATAACTTATGAGGTTCAGCGCCGCATTACGGACAGCAAGGGTAAGAGATACAACGCAGACATGATAGGGGTGACGGGTAATGCGGCCAGCTCCATTGCGCTGCGCAACGCGATCTTGAAAGGCATTCCTAAAGCCTTTTGGGATGATATGTACCAAGCGGCGCGCCAAACAGTCATGGGTGATTTTAAGACGCTGGTCAATCGACGCGCAGACGCTATGAAAGTATTTGTCGCCCTGGGGGTCACCGAGGCGCAGGTTTTGGCCAAATTGGAGGTGTCCGGGATAGAGGATATTGGACTTGAGCACTTGGTAATCCTGCGCGGGCTAATCACAGCCATCAAGGAAGGCGACACCACGCCGGAGCAAGCTTTTGCCTCAGATGGGCAAGCCGGATCAAGGCAACGGGCCGCGCCCGAAGCGCTTCCCGCAATGACGGATGATGAGTTCGAAAAAGGGAAGCCCGTATGGCGGAAGCTGATTCTTGAAAAGAAAAAAACGCCATCGGAATTGATTGCAATGCTCTCAACTAAACATGTTTTGAATGAAGGTCAAAAGCTCACCTTCGATTCTTGGTTACACGAGGAATAGCCGTGGTCAAAAAAATCGACATGATTGGCAATAAGTTCGGGCGCTTGATCGTGTTAAGCGAATCGCCTACTCGCCAAGCAAAGAAGGTGATGTGGAACTGTAAATGCGAATGCGGAACATTGACGACGGTTGATGGAACCGCGCTTCGATCAGGCAACACAAGGTCGTGCGGATGCCATCGCTCTGATATGGCTGCATTGAAAGCGCGCACGCATGGCGCCTCGCGCTCACCAACATATCGCATTTGGGAATCAATGAAAAAACGATGCTTTGACAAGAGCAACAAAGACTACCCCAGCTACGGCGGTCGCGGTATCTCAGTATGCGCACTGTGGTTGGACTTCGAGAATTTTATCAAAGACATGGGTGAACGACCTGAAGGATACAGCATTGACCGAATTGATAACTCGAAGGGATACGAGCCCGGAAATTGTAGGTGGGCGACCAGTCTTCAGCAAAACAGGAACCGTCGAAATAACAGGATCATCACGCTGAATGGAATTGGAAAGACACAAAGCGAGTGGGCGGCTGACATTGGAATTTCTGACGCAACCCTACATAAGCGACTTAAGCGCGGCTGGTCAATTGCAGACGCACTTGCAAAAGGAGAATAGCCATGGAACGAATCATCCACGACCTGGTGCAAGGAAGCCCGGAATGGCATCAGTTCAGGCTTGAGCACGACGGCGCCAGCGAGGCTGCTGCAATGCTGGGCCTGTCCAAAAAGGTAACCCGCAACGAACTCCTGCACCAGAAGCACACCGGGGTGGCCAGGGAATTCAGCGACTTTGTGCAGGAGCGAATCCTGGACAACGGTCATGTGGTCGAGGCCTTGGCGCGCCCTTTGGTGGAAACCATCATTGAGGACCAGCTTTACCCTGCGACCTATTCCTACGGACGGCTTTCGGCATCGTGCGACGGCATCACCATGGGTGGAGATACGGCCTTTGAGCATAAGCAGTGGGCCGCAGCTCTGGCCGAATCGGTAAAGCGCGGCGAACTCCCAGAAGAACACCAACCCCAGTGCCAGCAGGTGTTGCATGTCACCGGCGCCGAACGGCTGATTTTCGTTGTTTCGGACGGGACGTCGGCGAACTTGGTCTGGATGTGGGTCTATCCAGATCCGGCGTGGATCCACCGCATTGAGGCTGGCTGGATACAGTTTCACTCCGATCTGGACGCCTACATGCCCCCCGAAGTCATTCCTGCCGCCGTAGCCGCACCGCAGATGGCTCTCCCTGCCTTATCCATTCAGGTCAGCGGCAGCATTACGCTGATTGATAATCTCTCACTGTTCGGCAGCCAGCTGCAGGCCTTTGTCGAGCGTATCAACAAGACACCGCAGACCGATCAGGATTTTGCCGATCTTGAGGCGACTGTAAAGACGCTCAAGACCGCCGAGGAAGCCCTGGACGCCGCTGAATCCAGCGCGCTGGCGCAGACGGCAAGCATTGACGAAATGCGTCGCACCGTGGGCCTATACCGCGATCTAGCCAGACAGAACCGGCTGGTGGTCGAGAAGCTGGTCAAGGCAGAAAAGGAAAACCGGCGCAACGCCATCATTCAAGGAGGCAAGGATGAATTTGCCAAGCGCGTAGCCGCGATCAATCACCGTCTGGGTAAGCCCTTCATGCCAGCCGTCCCAGCCGATTTCGCAGGAGCCATCAAGGGCCTGAAAACCCTCACCAGCATCCAGAACGCCGTGGACACCGAACTGGCTCGGGCGACCATCGAGGCCAATGAAATCGGCGGCCGCATCCAGGACAACCTGAACAGCCTGCGCGAACTGGCCACAGACCATGCTTTCCTGTTCGCTGATGCCGCTCAGTTGGTTCTTAAGGCCAACGATGACCTGGTGACGCTGATCAAAGTCAGGATCTCGGAACACAAAGCCGCAGAAGAAAAGCGCCTTGAAGCCGATCGCGAGCGCATCCGGCAGGAGGAAGCGGCCAAGGCAGAGGCGAAGGTCAAGGCCGAGCAGGAAGCGGCAGCCAAGGCGTCCGCGCCTGAGATTCATCACCCGACCAATACCGGTCTGCCGCCAGTTGTCGCCGTTACGCCTGCGCAGCATGCGGCGATCCACGAGAGCGCCACCATCCCTGTTCCCACCACGCTCAACGAGACGCAGGTCCTGGTGGCCAGCTTCCTGAAAAGCCGCGAATGGGGAAAAGGCGAAGAAGCCAAGGCGCGCGCCGTCATTCTTGAGTTCCTGAAATTCACGGCAGAAGCCGGGAGGAAAGCAGCGTGAAAACCATCGACATGCAGCCCGTTGAATCATCGCAGATCGCCGCCGTTGGCTTCGATTCGGCCGAGAACATCCTGGCCGTGCAATTTAAAAACGGCGGCTTGTATCACTACCACGAAGTGCCGCCGGAGAAGTTTGCCGCCCTGGTGCAATCCGAATCTGTGGGCAAGTTCCACGCCCAGCACATCAAGGGCGCGCACCGGTTCGAGAAGGTCGAAACACCCGAATTAGCCGATTAACACTTAGTGCAAAGGAGTCATAAATCTATGAACGCACCAGATCCCAAAGCCATTCTGAACATGACCGCCGACACCATCGGCAAAGACCTGTTATCGGCATTGGTCACCGAGCTGAAATTGCTGCCTGACGCATGGCCGAAGCTGCCCAAGGCGAAGCAGGACGACATCATTGACCGTCTACGCAACCGTGTCGGCGACAACGTGCGCATGGCGGTCCATCTACTGGCCAGCCAGGGGCGCACTGTGGTTGTTGGCGATCTGGATGCAATCACGATCAAGGATGGCGTCAAAGCGACGGTGAAATTCAGCGCCGTGGCACCGAATCTGCATGAGCTGTATGACGCCAACGGTAAGGCTGTGCTGGTGGTAGTTGCCAACGCCGGCGACCACCTGGGTGGCATGGATGCGGTTCAAGGTGAATCAGACCAACGCGCCATGAATCTGGGCAATGAGTACGACCCCAAGGGTGACGGTAAGGGCATGGGGGATACGGTTGATGGCGAAGCGACCACCATCACCGACCAGAACGCGGCAAAACACACCACGGAGGAACGCCAGGAAGCATGGGATGCCGGGTATCAGGCCGCAATGGATGGCAAGACGCAACACGAAACCCCACAAGGGATGGCCGCCGAGCTGGTCAAGGAATGGCTCAATGGGTGGGCCACCTGGCACGAGGAAAACGGCCAGGGCGAAACAACCGGGAAAGCAGCATAACGATCAATGGGTGAAACGCTGCCTGGTGCCCCATCCCCCTGGGTTAAGGCGGCGGAGTAGCCCACCAATTCACGACGCAACAACAAGGAGGCGAAGATGGACCAAAACACGCAGCAAGCAGTCCCGGCAATCGGCGAGGCCTTTGGCGGAGGGTCCTTCGCCGGACGCATCCGCATCGATGGCAACCTGTGCAACCTGATCGTGGCGCCCAAGGCCGATGGCGAGCACAAGCCCGCGATCTGGATTCCCAAAGACAAGGACGTTCCGGACGCCAAATCCTACGATGACGGGCTGGCCAATACCAAAGCCATGGCAGCGGCTGGCAGCAAGCTGGCCATGTGGGCGCTGGACCTGCGCATCGGTGGCCATGATGACTGGTATCTGCCATCCCAGGACGAACTGGAGCTGGCCTACCGACACCTGAAGCCGACGACTGACGAGAACTGGTGCTATGCACGATCAGGCATCAATCTGTCTGCCGAGATCCCGACGCGGCCATATACGCCGGAATTCCCAGTCCAGACGACTGTCGATGCTTTCAAGTCAGGTGGCGATCAGGCTTTTGAGACCTCGCTGTACTGGAGCTCCACGCAGCACGCAGCCGACTCCGACACCGCCTGGTGTCAGTACTTCGACGACGGCTACCAGGGCAACTACCTCAAGCACGACAAGCTGCGCGCCCGCGCCATCCGCAGAGAATTAGTCATTCAGTAATTTAACCATTTGATTTTTCATTCAGCATGGCGCTCATGTCGAAACTTCCAACACTTCCAATTTGCCGCGTTGACATTCTGTCCGCGTTTCGGCACACTGAACCTGTCGCTGCCAACTCAGCGACCGGGTTTGACAGCCTGAAGGGAGCGGCCAACAGCCGCCATGCACTCGCAATGCGGCTTTTTTCATGCCTTGATGCGCCCCAATGGGCGGTCCGGGCGGGGAGCCGCAAGGCTCGCCGGAGCTCCTCCGGTCTGTCAACCCGCTCGGTTCCGCCCACCCGTTTGACAGCGGGCAGCGGTTCGACACACGAACTGGAGCGCATTCAATGAGCAACCTCAAGGGCAATATCAAGCACGGCTACAGCAAGACCGTTACCTATCTGCGCTGGAAATCCATGATTTCGCGCTGCTGCAATCCCAAGGCCACCAACTACCCCTATTACGGCGCGCGCGGCATCACAGTCTGGGAGCCGTGGCGCAAGTCCTTCGAGACGTTTTTGGCCGACATTGGCGAATGTCCAGACAACACCATGACGCTTGAGCGTCTAGATGGCGAACTGGGCTACACCCCGGAAAACTGCATCTGGGCCACCAAGACCGCCCAAAACCGCAACAAGCCGTCCCATTGCGTGCCACTTGCCTACAACGGGAAAACGCAGATTCTGTCCGACTGGGCCAGAGAGATCGGCATGACGCCGAACGCCTTGCGCCAGCGCATTGCCCTTGGATGGAGCGTTGAGCGCGCCCTGACCCAGACCCTTAAAAAAAGGACCGTCAAATGAGGCCCCGGCGCCGGACGATCAACGAGGCCGTGCGCCGGATTGCCATCACCCCAGCCGAGGATTTGCTGTCGGTCGGGAATAGCTACTTCGGGCTGCTGCGGCAAGCACAGCACAGCCACCACGATCGCGCCATCTTGGCCAATGCACTCCGCCGGCGCGGGCATGTCATAAATGGAGATTTGACAAAGACCTATCGGAGGTCGGCATGAAGGAATGCTCATCCTGCGACACCATTAAACCGCTGTCTGCGTTTTACAAGCGCCGCGCATCCAAAGATGGCCTGTGCGCGAGTTGCAAGGATTGCTGCAACAAGGCGATCCGAGAGGCTTACAGCCGCAGAATTCGGGCCTACAAAAAGCAGTATTACGCACAGAACCGTGAAAAATTGCTCACGCGTCAAAAGGCGTACCACTTCAAGAACAGGGAACGGATTTTGGATTATCAGCGGGAATACAGGGGATTGGCTTGAATGACATGGCTGATACCACGATCCTTAGCCTCTGCGCTGGTGTCGGAATGCTCGACGAAGGGGTTGGCGCAGGACTCCGGGCTATTGGCAGAAAGCCTGTCATTTTGGGTTACGTCGAGCGGGACGCCTACGCTGCGTCCGTTCTCTTGGCGAGGATGGCAAGCGAGGCCCTGGAGTGCGCTCCTGTTTGGGCCGGAAACCTTCAGGATGTGCGATGGGAGCAATTTGCTGGCGCAGTGGACATCCTCTGCGCGGGATTCCCGTGCCAACCGCACTCCGTGGCCGGAAGTCGCAAAGGAACGGACGACGAACGCTGGATTTGGCAAGCCATCGCCGACTGCATTCGCGTGGTTCAACCGGGAATCGTCTACCTGGAAAATGTCGCGGGACTCCGATCTTCTGGGGGACTGGCTCCCGTTCTTGCAGACTTGGCCGCGCTCGGGTTCCGTGTCGAATGGGACAGCATACGAGCGTCAGACGTGGGTGCCTCGCATCAGCGGGAGCGAGTGTTCATCTTGGCCTACCATGACGACCTCGGAAATGAACGTGTCCGGAGCGCACGGGACGGGAGCACCAGACTTGCGGACAACAGTGGGGATGTGGCCAACGAGTCGAGGCTCGGACGACACCAAGGGAGGGCCGAACCAAAGGGGGTCATCGGGCGATCTGATGTTGCCGAGCGCAACAGCGCAATGGATGACGCCAATGGTTCCGAACGGCGGCCGAGCGGTTTCAGCGGAAGTGGTGGCCAGCAAGGGCAAGTCGGAAGCGGGGAAACGGACTGTGGGGCTGGAATCGCAAGTGCGTCATGTATGGGCCAGTCCGACCGCCCACGACGGGAGAAGGCCGGGGGCGGATTTACGTTCTACTCAGAATACCAATCTGAACCGGGATGCAGCGAACTGGCCAACACCAGCCAGCCGCGATCAGAAGGGCGAGAACAGCATGGCACACTTATTGCGGACGGACGGACGGACGGACGGACGAATCCATCATATCGACCAGCTTCCGAACTTTGTGATGTTCCACTTTTCGCGCCAGGACCTAACGATGACAGATGGCCAGACATTATCACCACCAGACCAGACGTTGCCCCAGCAACGGCTAAACCCGAACTTCGTGGATTGGTTGATGGGGTGGCCACCGGGATGGACGAGTACCGAGCAGACCGCTTGCGGTGCGGAGGAAATGGCGTCGTGGCGCTCCAAGCTGGATTGGCATTTGTCATCCTTGCTCGGCGAGCCGGAATTACATAGGAGAACGACTTGAAATCCCTCAACCAAATGCTTCAACAGATCAGCGGCATGGTCGGAACGGACGATTTGACGGACTGGGAGCAGGAATTCGTCCAGTCCTGCATGGACCGAACCCAGGGCGGCAAGGACGTGCGCGGCCTGTCATCGAAGCAGGTTGAGATCATCAACCGGATTTACAACAAGCATTTTGCGTGAGGAAACAAAAGTGACCGAACTCATCAGCGTCGCCAAGGCCGCCCAGTCCCTGGGGGTCAGTGCGCGCATGATGTACAGCCTGGCAGCGCCAGAGGGGCCGATTCCGTGCCACAAAATCGGGCGGCGTATACTGTTCGACCGGGCAGATATTGAGGAGTACCTGGAAACATGCCGATTTACCGCGACAAAACAAAAGGTTGTTTCGTCTTTGAGTTCGACCGTCGCATTGGCGGCCGGCGCGTCCGAGCTTGCAAACACCTTCCAAAGGCGTGGAATCAAGCCCAGGCTGATACCTTTGACAGGCAAGAATCGGCCCGACTCTACGCAATCGCCCGAGGCGTCGAAAAGCCCCAGCGCACCATCGAGGACGCCGTTGACGCTTATATCAAAGAGCGCACCCCAAAGCTGAAAACCGGCAAGAATGTCGAGCGTGAGCTGGCGCTGATCTTCTGGGCTTACCAGGGGCGACCGATTACCGAGCTGCCCGATGTCTGCAAGGCCTACGTCCTGAAAAGCCCAGGACTGGCACCCGCTACCATCCGCAACAGGATCCGCTACCTGACCGCAGCATGCCGGTGGGGATGGAAGCATCACGATATGTGCGACAACGATCCTGCGGCCCGCGTGGCCATCCCGGAGGTCAAGAACGAGCGCCAGGTCTACATCACGCGCGCCGAAATGCTGAGAATCGCCAGAAGGTGTGACCATGTTGCCGCCAGCCAGGCCGTCCGCGTCGCCTTTTACTCAGGCATGCGCCTGTCGGAGATCCTGCGCGCCAGGCGCGTGGGAGATAACTTCGTCCTTGACGACTCCAAGAATGGCAACCCAAGGATCATCCCGGTACACCCGAAAATCAGGGCCATTCCACCCATCAAGGTCTGCAAAGCCACCATCCAGCAGTCGTTCCGTGAAGCCACCAGGTCCATGGGAATAGGGCACCTGCACTTCCACGATCTGCGCCACTCGACGGCAAGCGAAATGATCAACCATGGGGTGGATCTGTACACAGTTGGGGGCGTTCTGGGTCACAAGGATCCCAGAAGCACGAAAAGATACGCGCACCTGGCTACCGGCAGCCTGGCAGCGGCAATTCTGAAAGTCGGGAAGAAAGTAGCGTGAAGTTGGTCAAAAAATCCCCGTTCGTCATTTTTGAAAAACGGGGTTTTTTGAAATAGGAACGGGCTGGAAACCCGCGCGGATACTGGCGGAGAGGGTGGGATTCGAACCCACGGTACGGATAACCGTACGCCTGATTTCGAGTCAGGTACATTCGACCACTCTGCCACCTCTCCGAGGCGCGTA